TTCTTTGATTGTGTCTGATGTAAGATTTTTAGGGCCTCTTTTTGTCATTTGAATATTCTCCAAATAATTCAATTTCACATTAGTATATACAGGAAATTGAATATTTAAGGAGATCCTTTCTATGTCTCTCGTGTGCCCTAATGAAAAAGGTGAATATTTGCTCCTACAGTACATTGTAGGAATCACAACAGCGGACAATCCAGTTCTGCACCTTTATTCGACAGATACTACGCCAACAGATTCAACTGTTATTGGTGATTTGACAGAAGTTGCTTCAACAGGCTATGCGGCAATAACGCTAACATCCACCAACTGGACCACTACACAATCTGCTGGTGTAACCACAGCTATTTTCAGTGAGCAAACATTTACTTTTGGTACAACCACAACTGCGTATGGCTACTATGTCACAGACGAATCCGGCAACTTGCTTTGGTTGGAAAGATTCAGTGGTGCTCCATTCTCAATCCCATCTGGCGGTGGAACTATAAGTATCACTACCAAGCTTACGCTTTCTTGATTTCTGCAAAGTTTACTTAAAAATAAATTCATGATTACTATCATAATGTTGGAGGTAATCATGAATTTTAATAAACCTTATAGTAAGTGGTCTAAAGAAGATGTTCTGTGTCGTTTAAAAGGAATTGCACAAAAAGATGGACAATTCCCTGCAAGGAAGAGGCTTGATGAATTAAAAGAATTTAAGCTTATAAATGCAATAACTCATCTTGGACTAAAGTATCACGATCTTTCAATAACACTTGGGTATAAGTGCAACCGTAAACCTCGTGGGTATTGGACTGAAGAAAATGTCATCAAAAAACTTCAATTAATCGAAAAAGAACTTGGTTCATTTCCAACATCTAAATATGTCAATGATGTATATCCAGAGGTAATGAGAGCAATTTACCGAACGAGAGATTGGAGATATTACAAGTCTAAGCTTGGACATGTCGTCAAAGAGAAATGGTCAAAGTCAAAAGTTCTTGATCGTATACAGCAACGCATTGATGAACTAAAGCATGTCCCCCCTACAACAGAAATTAGAAAATTAGACCCATCGTTGATGGCAGCTATTGATCGTCTGCCAAACAACTATGGAGAACTTTTGACCGAACTTGGGCATCAACCAATTCAACGGATCAATGGGTTTTGGAAGGTGTGGGAAAATGTAGAAAAAGAAATTCTTCCAAGATGCAAAGACGGCAAAATGCCTTCTGTATCTCAATTGAAACAAGAGATAGGGTCGTCAGTGGCTTTAGCTATAGCTGATTTTGGAGGTGTAGTTGAAGTAGCTGATAGACTTGGTGTAGAAGTAAGTCCTGAGTCGTACTTAATATCAAAAGATGGCCACGCTCTTAAGTCAACATATGAAGTTGAATTTGACGATTTTTTATTTGATCAAAAAATAAAACATGAGGTTGATTGCGAAGTAACAAAAGACAGCAAAATTCGATGTGATTTCAAGGTGGCAAATTCGTTCATCGAAATATGGGGCTTCGAAGAAAGAACAAACAATAAAAGGTGCGAACGTTACGCTAAGAAGCGGATCAAAAAAGAAAAGATATACCGAAAACACAATTTGAAATTAATTTCAATTGAAGCAACAACGTTTAGAAAAAACAAAGAGTCACGTCGAAATATTTTTCAAGAAAAGCTTGATGAAGCACTTTCTTGATTTCTATGGTTTGAATTAGTATTGACCACAACATGTGGTATGTGGTACTAATATGAATCTATGAAACAGAAATTTTATGCAATCAACAAGGGCATAGAGTTTCAATGTGGGTTCGATATTGATTCTTTAAAGTTATCAACTGCTGTTCAAGAATGTAATGATGGACTTGCTGCTCTTCCTATGACCCTTTGGCATCGTATTGCTCTTAAAAACAGCACCGCTGTCGTTGGAGAATATCTTGTTGCGGCAATTGCTGCAACAACAAATGCCATAGTTAATCCAATTGAAAAAGGCTATCCCGACCTTCTTCCTAAGACTGCAATATCTGCAACAGAAAAGCAACTTCGAAATTATCCAACAGGATTAGAAATCAAAGGAACTTGTGGAACTCTGTCTAAAAAATGTTCTTTGGAAGTAGGAAAACCAAGGTTGCCTCATTTAAAAGGCTTAACATGGCAAGCTCATCATAGAGAAGTGAATCAACTATTGAGTTTTGTATGGGATTTCTGTGAAATTACAGAAAACCAAATATCACCTTGTATTACAGCTATTTTTTATTCTGCGAATTTAAATGAAAGTGACTGGGGAGTTATCTCTGGAACAACTGGCAGAAACACAAAAGTAAGTGGTATGGTGAAATCTGGGAAATCAAAAATGGCTGAAGGATTGGTTTGTGTAATAAATGATGAAGAGTGCAAAAGTCGTTATAAGAAAATATTACCTAACTTAGCATTGCCAATTGATTAAAAAAGGCGAGGTTGAAACCTCGCCTTTTCTCTTAAGCAGTTTTTTCTTTCCAAGCACCTTCACGATACTTGGCAACCATCCAGTCAATTGCTGTGGAAACCAACACGCTCATGATATAACTTTTCACTCGACCAGCAAAAGGTCTCATCCAAATAGGAATTGCTTCACGAACGATGTAGTCATAAAGAATATCGACAGCATTCATTACGGTTGCTTTTTTATCTGGTCCAAGATCAACAAGATCATCAACAAGCCAGATTAAACCATCAATACTATTGAGCAAAAATTTGGTTGCTTTGTAAAGACCAGCAGTGGTTCTCTGCCAGATTTTCCACCAAGTTCTTTCTCCACGAATGTTTGTCCATTCTTCTATAAGAGTAGCCACATAAGTGTCTACTTCTTTAACAGGCTTAACGTCACCAATTGGATCTGCTTCTGTTTTTTCCATGCCAGCGACTTGACTTAGTGCAAATGCTTCTATTGAAAGATTTTCTTTCATTGTAATACCCTCCCTTGTGAACCGTATTTAGGAATTCTCAACCTAGTATTGCTACATAAATTTATAATGGCAATAAGAAATCCTGACGGTTCAGTATACAGAACATCAAATAGTCTACAACAATTTGATCCCAACAATCCAGAACATGATTTGTTCAATATTTGGGATGAAGAGGTCATCGAAATTGGTGGATCACCTTTGTATTATTATGAAGTGTTCATCAACATGAATACAATTGATGAACTCTATGTTGAAGACAGAGGAAAGCTTTGGTCTAATTGTCCAAAGTGCATTTATGGATACTACGAACCAATTCCAGCACAGAATTATATGACAGTCTTCGGCATCGACTCACCTGATGAAATGATGTTCGAAGTGAACTACCGTCATGCACTGCGGGAAATTGGACATGCTCCTAAAATTGGTTCACGTATTTTCACGCCACATAAAAGAGAGAATTGGGTAGTCATTCAAAGAAATCTTGAAGTTTACAAAATGTGGGGAGAACTTCGCATTCAACTAATGTGCCAGAGATTTCAGGAATCTCTTACAACTGGCGAAGGCAAAGTTACTCAACCATCTCCAAACTTTAAAATCAATGATATAAAAGATCTTGGTGGCGGGAAATGTTAACCATCATCAAAACCCTTCTTCTTTCCAGTTAAAATCAACTTTTACATTAGATAACGGAGGAAGAGGAGGTAGTTCTGGCACTGGCACAAAAGCTCTGACATTTTCAGAAACTTGATTTCTAATATCTTGAACCAAATTTCCTTCTATTGGCCAATCGTCATTTGGCATATTTGGAAGTTCATCTATTACTTCCATGTGTATTTCGCCATCTTCATCCAAAGATATTTTGTAAGTGACTGGTTCAGTATTGGTAATTCTTCCATCTTCATTTACTGACATGGAAACGCTTTGAACAATTGTTCGTGTAGAAGAACTTGGTTCTTGTGTGCGAGCAATATCTTCTTCAGAAAAGAATCTATTATCATTAGCACTTGGTCCCCAAATAACTTTAAGTTGATCAAACCAACTCATTAGCTTCTTCTTTCTCGATAACAAATTTCGGTGGATTCACTTTAGTGAATAGTTTTTTAGGAATTTTCGCTTTAGGTAATTTAGAACCTACGACAACCTTCTTGGGAAGAGGGATTTTGCTGCTGATTATTCTATAAGGCTTCATAATCTAATGTAGAAACAAAAAGACAAACCTAAATATATCAAAGGTAAGAAAATGACTCAACCCGATTTAAATCCATGCAATGATCCGGGGCCTATTAAAGATCTCAACATAGACCCAATTTCGCCACTTTGCTCACCAAACGACCCTTCAAAACCAAAATCTCAAAAAGATGTTGAAGGAAAAGGGCTTGACTGGCTGGTGGATGAAATGTCCAACAGGAAAAAGGGCATTGGTCAAAGTGGGCTATGTGACCCAATGCAAAAAGGTCACATCATTAATGAACAGGGCATGAGCCCACCCGACAGGAATACACTATACCGATATGGTCGATCTCTCAGAGGTACAGATGAAGCTGTCATGGATATGTTTCGTGACATTGTGGTTCTTGATGAACAAGGCAAAGCTCATAATGTGCCAATTATCTGGGGAACTCAGGAAAAAGCGGTTGCTGCTGTAATTCAGGAAAATGTTCGTAAAGATGAAAGTGTTGTTGTTGATAGGATTAAACTACCAATCTTAGCGATCCATACTTCTGGTTACAGCATGAATCAGGATCGTTACATTTATCATAAGGCAACAGATTATTTAAAGAGTCTTAATAGAGACTGGAAGCCGGGATTCGCCATCAAGGAAAGATATGAGCGTGATACGGTCTTTGGAGTCACAAGGGGCATTCCTATGGATGTGGAATACACTCTTTATGCTTGGACTCTTTATGAAGAGGATGTCAGGCAAATCCTCACACAAATTATTACAAAATTCAGCCCCATGGCATACATAAGGGTTAGAGGTGTTTCTTGGGAAATTGGGGTCAAACTTGATTCCATTTCTAATAACGTTGAGGCGGAACCCGGTGATCAAGCGGTAAGAGTCATCAAATACCAATTCAACTTGACAGCAGAGACATTTGTTACACAACCGATACAACGAAAGAAAGCTGTATTGAAAACAAAAGTAGACATTGTCGATTCTGTTGATGACGAGGCGGTTACAGAGGTGATCGCAAGATTAGAACAAGCAGTGAAGGAACTGAAAGAATGATTGAAGTAACCAACAAGGGCCGAAGCCCTGTGCAATTGATAGTAAGATCAAAACTAGCAACCAAGTCATTCACTACCTTGATCGTTCCCGGAATCGGGGCTGGGAAGAACATTGTAGAGATAGAAGATGAAATGACCACAGACTATATCGGTCGTGTGGAGAAAATGGGTTTGATCACCACTAGATACTTGCCAAACACGACTCATCGTAAGGGATCAAAGGGAGATTAACCAATGGCTATACTTAGAGGATTTCCTCCATCGAACACAATTTCGCCTAGCGTTCGAATCACCGAAAAAGATTTGTCCTTTATTGCACCAGAACAATCCTTCCATCGTGCAGGTATTGTTGGGTTTGCATCCAAGGGACCAATCAACGTGCCAACCCAGATTTCCACGCACAGACAACTCAACACGGTATTTGGCTACCCGCATCCTGAAAGCGGTGACCCGTACCTCATTTACGCTGCTGAGCAATACCTGCTTGTTGCAAATGAACTGTGGGTTGTTCGTGTTGGAGACGAGGAAAACGTTAGTGACGAACAAGCTCGAAAAGCAGAAGTAGAACTTCCTGCTGCTGGTGGCCAGATTCTTATTGAATCTGATACTGCTGGGCCATACACATTTGCGGAAGACTCTTTCTTCCGCTGGAGACTCAATGGAGTCTTGCAAGAAAAGGTTTTGGTTGTGCTTGCTGGAACATACACAACAGCACAAACAGTCGAAGACCTCAACCTTCAGCTTGAATCAGATATTGACGGCATTGAATTCTATGTCGCAACAGATGACAAAATCGCTGTACGAACCACATTCTCGTTTGGCCCAGATGCTGAACTGGAACTCGTTTCTGTTCAGGACGCCATCTATGGTGGTGCTGTTGTTGATGGAAACGTAACTGGTTTGGGAACAGGCATGACACAAGCCAGCATTACTGGCTCTAAATCACAATATCCAGCAAGTTATCAAACTGCTGGTGAATATGACTTCGCTGGTCTTACTGACCAGAACATTCAAATCGTCATTGACGGCACAGACAATGTGTTGATCGACAATGTTATTCAGGTCATCGACCTTGAAGACCTTGAAGGTGGCGAATACACGATTGCTGAAGTCGTTTCAGAAATCAATAGTCAGAAGACAGTAAACGGTGGCTCTTTGCCGGGTGGCTGGACTGCTTCTGCAACAGGAGACAACCTCACATTTACAACCGATCACCATGGACGAGATGCAAGATTGCTTATCAAGTCTGACAGTACTGCTGATGGTGTTTTCGGATTTGAAAATGTGACCGTCACAGGAACAAGCCCGCTGGGAACTTCTGGTGACGCTGCTGTTCATACTTATGGACGAGCCAACGGTGATGCAGGAGACGGAGAACTTACTCTGACAATTACTGCTGACACTGCTGGTATCGATGGTAACGACACACAAGTTGTTGTCACCAACAACATTCGTGAAGGTAACTTTGAAATCGATGTTTATAACAACGGTGTTCAAGTTGAAGCATGGGGACAGTTAACCAAAGATGAAACAAGTCGTTTCTATGTTGAAACGTTCTTGGCTTTGGTTTCTGACTGGATTCGTGGCGTCGATGTCACATCTAACCCTGCTCCTCCACTGGATGGAACTTACCGATTAGCAGGTGGTTCAGACGGTATCCCATCAGACCCTGATGAACAAGATGCATTAATCTTGGGTAATCAGCTTGGATTTACTGGACTGTACGCTTTGTCAGAACCAGAACAGATCGACATCGACCTGATCTGTGTTCCGGGGCACACCTCAACATCAGTTGTTACAGCCTTGTTAGACTTCGCACAAAACCTGCGAGCTGATTGTTTAGCTGTTATCGATCCACCATTTGGTTTGACAGTTAACGAAATTATTGCATGGCAAAACGGTGTTCACCCGCTCAACACTACTCGCTTTGACAGCGACTTTGGTGCTCTCTACTGGCCTTGGGTCAAGATCAGAGACAACTTCAACCGTGTTGATATTTGGGCTCCACCATCTGGTTCTATCTTGGCGGTTATCGCTCGATCTGATCAGTTGGCAGCACCGTGGTTCGCACCTGCTGGTCTTAACCGAGGAACAGTTCCGGGTATTTCGGACGTATTCTCTCGACCAACCCTGCAAGAGCGAGACCTGATGTACGGATACAGAAATGCCATTAACCCAATTGTTCAGTTTGTGGACTTTGAAGGGTTTGTGGTTTGGGGTCAGAAGACCCTGCAAAGGCGTCCTACGGCTCTCGACAGAGTCAATGTAAGGCGGCTCTTGTTCTATCTTGAGAAGAGAATTAGAGCAGCTTCTCGTGCTCTGCTCTTTGATCCACACGATGAAGAACTAAGGGCTCAGTTTGTTCGATTGGCAACAGCTATTCTTACAGAGGTCCAAGTTGGTCGTGGTCTGACAGACTTCAGAGTCAAATGTGACGATGAGTTGAACCCACCAGACGTTATCGACCGAAATGAAATGCGAGCTAGAATTGGCGTCCAGCCAACACGTGCGGTTGAGTTTATCTTCATTGAATTCTCGATTCACAGAACTGGAAGCTTTGCAGAGAACGCTGACACGTTCTAAGAAAAATTCCACAGGACTCCCCATTCCGGGGAGTCCTTTTTATCCACAGAAATAAGAGGTTTTCATGGCTGATATGGGAATAGGCAGGCTAGGTGCCCCCACAACCATCATGAAAAGAAAGTTCCGATGGAAATTCCAAATACAAACACCACTTGGGTTCGTTCCTGAATGGTGGTGTAAAATTGGATCACGTCCACAATTGGACATAGATGAAACAGAAGTCAACTTCCTTAACCAAGCAACTTGGTTCCCCGGAAAGGCTAGATGGCAACCCCTTTCGATCACTTACATAGACAACAATGAATCGGGCGATGCGGGTCTACAAGGTTTGTGGAACCTCATTGCTTCTGTTTACAACTTTCAAACAAACGAATTAGGTCAGACAGAAAAATTAGGATGGAATAGCACTGGCATTCTAACAATGTACGATGGATGCGGTGGGCTCATGGAAACATGGCAATTAGGATCTTTATGGCCTCAGTCAATTAACTGGGGTGATTTAGATTACGCAGTGTCTGAAGAAGCAACAATAGACGTGACTTTTAGATATTCTGAGGTCCGACACTTCTCTTCTTGCGGACCAACACCATTTGGAATATGTCAAGGGTGTTAATACATCATAAATAGTTCTAATAGAACAACCATACAGGAGTAAAAATGGCTAACAAACCTATGGGAATCGGCATTATCGGCCAGCCGGATATCGTCTTTAAAAGACAATTCCGTTGGACTTTTGAAATCCAAGGTTTTTGTAACAACGAAAAAAACGTAGTTCCAGAACACTTTGTGATGACGACAGGCCGTCCAAACCTCAGTATTGAGGAAACACAAATCGACCACTTGAACGCCAGAACATGGATTCCGGGTAAAGCTCAGTGGGAAACTATCACAGTAACATATATCGATGTGGCACATGACCAAATGCGAATGCTTTGGAACTGGCTTGCAACAACCCATGATTTCACTGATCCAGTAAATCTTACCATGGGTAATAAGCGAGACTGGCATGCAGTCGGTGTTCTGAACATGTACGATGGTTGCGGTGTTCTTCTGGAAACTTGGGAAATGAGAAACATGTGGCCAACCGCCGTAAACTTCGGCGAGCTTGACTACTCAAGTTCTGAATACGCAACAATTGAATTAACGCTTCGTTACTCAGATGTGGCTTACAGATCACTGTGTCCAGAATTCACTCCAGAAGCTTGCTGCTCTGGTTGTGGTACTGGTACGACTGTTACCCAGCCAAGTGTCGATTTTGTTTAAAAATTGATACAGGTATAGATAAGGAGATAAAATGGCTATACCTATGGGTATTGGCAATTTGGGTTTCGAAAACAATGTGTTCAAACGGAAATTCCGTTACACCGTTGAGTTGCAAAATATTTGTGGCGGTCAACAGGTTCCAAAACATTATGTGAAAATGGCTGACCGCCCAAATATTTCAATTGAACCAACTGAGATCAATTTCCTCAACGCTAAAAGCTGGATTCCGGGCAAAGCATCATGGGAAACCATTACTTTGACTTACTATGATGTTGCCAACACATATGAATTGAAACCACTATATGACTGGTTAGCATCAGTCTACAATTTTGCTGATCCTCGTGGTATTTTTGGAGGTTTACAACAAGGCTCTCAAAAGAATGATTATGCAGCAACTGCTATCATATCTCTTTGGGATGGTTGTGGAGAAGAATTAGAAAGATGGACAATTAGAGATGCTTGGCCAGAAGCAGTGAATTTTGATTCCCTCGATTACAGTGATTCCGAAGCAGTCACTATCGAATTGACACTGCGTTACTCCGATGTATTTTACCAACACATGTGTCCAAATTACATTCCTCAAAACTGCTGTTCGCCTTGTGGTGGCATAGGAGGGGGTTTGACTTTAATAAACGTTGAAAGAACTCCGCTTCGTTAAACGATCATTGTCGTTGGTTACTATATTGAGGGGTAGCTTATGCTGCCCCTTTTTTATCTATGGAGGCTCAAATGGGTCGTAGAATGAGCATTGACTTTGGCGATAAGTTGTGCAAAAGAAAACATCGTTGGCTATTTCAGCTTACCAGCAATAATGGCGAAGTAATTGGAGATGGATCGCTTAACACATTACCTCCACTTAAAACATCCCGACCAACTTTAGTTTTCAAAGAAATGTCAGCACAACATCTTAACGAAGAGGTGTTTTACCCGGCAAAGCCTGACTGGAAGCCAATTCAAATCACATTATACGACATTAAAACAAATGGAAACCACCCTGTATTCGAATGGCTGAAAAGCCTTTATGATCCAGAAGATCAAGCAAAGTGGTCAGCTCCTGTTGACAGTGGTTTCATTAGACCAAATGCAACTTTGACTTTATTTGATGGTTGCGGTGAAGTTGTGGAAAGATGGGTCTACCAAAGTGTCTGGCCTCAGACAGTGGATTTTCAACAACTAGACATGGGCTTAAGCGAATATGTTACATGTGATTTGATTTTAAGATACGTCAGAGCTTACATTGAGGAATTTTGATCTTCTTGCTCTTCGTCATATTCTTCTTTTAAACACTCTTTCATTCCACGCAGGGCGTCTTCAAGTTGCTTGTTTTTCCAACCCATTTCACGACATGTACTGCTTTTATTGAGACGACCTTTTTTGGTGTATACAATATTTTCACCGCCTAACAAACACTCCACTAAATCGCCATATCCATTGTCGATTAATTTTTGAATCATCTCACCTGTTTCAAGGTTAATTGTTGGATCTACATTAGCATTCATAAATTTTACCCCACTTTAATTGTATCGCTCTTTTCCATTTCTAAGAAAAACTGATTCGAGTTTGTCTTGCAAGAATGTATGATACTTCTTTTTCAATTCATGATAATTTCGTGCGCTGCGATAAAGTTGTCGATAATGATTCAAAATACATGTTGTCATATAATTGAATGCTTTAGCTTTTTGTCCATTCTTGCCTGTGTAATTGGGGTTGAATCTATCTACTTTTTCAAAGCAGATAACTACGCCTTCCTGAATAGCATCATCAATATCAATGCCACTAAATTTTGCATAGTTAGCGATGTTTTCAGACAAGATATAAAAAGCAGTAGCTAACTGGTCCTGACACTCTTTGAAATTTTCACATGTTTCTTCATATGAATCAATTTTGTCTTGCAGTAGCTTCTTCTTTTGGTTATCTTTGTATTTCAACTTGCGTCTTTGGTGTGTCTCTTGTAGATCCTGAAGTATTAATTCGTATTTTTGTTTTTCACGTTTGTGTATTTGAAAGGACTGAATCACAGATTCAAATGTCTTATTGTTTAGATACTCGTTAGCCAAAAGTCCTCCTGTGTACCAAAGGGGGGATTATATATCTGTTTGTGGCTAACAAATTCTCACAAGAAAAAACAAGAAATCCATTCTATTAAAATAATCATAGTATGCATCTTATCAGTTTGTTCTCAGAAATACAAGCCAATCCTAAGAATATTAGGGCTTACAGGCGTCTCATAGATCATTATCGTAAACAAAATATGATAAATGAAGAGCAAGCTTTTATTAGCCTGCTGGAGGAAAAGTTTGACACTACTTACGATTCAAATCCTGACGAAGAACAACGAACAAACAATTGAAAAAACACTTCGTTCAATTCAACCTTTAGATTGTCCCATTGTAGCCATAGACATGGGCAGCAAAGATAACACTATAGAAATATGTCAAAATTATGGAGTGGAAGTTGTTTGGGACAAATCTACTACAAATAGAAGCGATCTTCGTAACAAAATAACACAACAATGTGACACAGAATGGCAAATGTATATTGAACCATGGGAAACATTAAACCAAGGTCATATGCTTGTTTTAAATGGCCTAAAAAGCAATTTTCATTACCTGACAATTATACGCAACACTATATTCAGCAAAGAGATACGAATTTGGAAACCTGCAAGTGGTAAAAAATTCATAAACCCTGTTTTTGAACGAATTGATTCCGATCAAGCCGATAATCTATCAGGAATCATTTATTCAGGAGGCAATTTAAACTTTGAAGATGCCAGAAAAGAATTAAATCGCTGGAAAAACGAAAAACCAATGGATGCTGCTCCGTTTTACTATGAAGCATCTCTTTTAATGGCCGAAGGAAAATATGAAGAATTTATGAAATCATCTTCGCATTATATGTTCATTGAAAACAAAGTCTCTATGTCTTCTGTAATGAATCGATACTATTATGCATTCGTTTCTTTGTACCACTTCAAACAAGTAAAACCCACTTTGCAGAACTTAGCTCTTTGCCTTGAAGCCAAACCATTAATGGCAGAATTTTGGTGTTTGACAGCAGATGTCCATTACCATCTTTTGAACGATTTTGACAAAGCAAAAAAACTTTATGAAAATGCAATTTTTTTAGGCCGGAGACGACTGAAAAGTGATGAATGGCCGATGGATGTCACAAAATATGGATCATATCCAGAGAAAATGATTGCCAGTTGTGATGAACTTTTGAAATCAACACAAGTTTATTCTAAAAGAAATTAAAACCCCAAATCATTTATCACAACAGTAACTTGATCTTCAAACCTTGCAATGTCGAGTTGTTTGCGACCGGGAGGGAGAGCACGAAGTTTACTGGCCAATTCATGAATCGTGCAATTGATTACCGACCACTCGTTCTTTGTCACTGTTTCTTCTTCAGCTTCACTTGTGTCTTTTGTTGGGAAATAATCTGCAAGTTGTTTTGAAGCTGTTTTCATTACCTTTTTGTAGATTGGATGATTGCAGGCACATCCCGGATTTTGGAGAAACTTAGTGACATCCTTTGTCAGCTCTTCGGGGAGAGTTGACCGAAAACGGTCATCGAGAAGTGCTTGCTTCACATCCAGTAATTTGATTTTCTGTTTGCTCATGTTTCATCCAATTCTTCTGGTTCTTCGATCTTTCTCTGAGCTTCTTTTTGACGTTCTTCCTCTTCTTCAATCCTTTTTCTTTGCTCTTTTTCTGCTTTCACAAAGACATCAGGAAGTCTTTTTAAAACAACGCCTCTGCCACATTTTGGACATTTAACTGAAGGGGGTTGTTCTGTTGCTTTCTTGGTTTTAGTCTTTTTGGTCAATGGATCAATGTAAGGAGAACCACCGGGAACTTTAGGTCTTCTGATTTCCACCAGTCCTTCTGTTGATTCAACAATTTTTTTGTAAGCACATGGCTCGCAAAAAATCATATACCTTTTATTCGCTGTCATCCCCAACATCACCTATTACAAATTCTGTTTTTGAAACAATGTAATCGTTTATAATCATATAAGCTGGCGAAACGAAACTTCCAGCAAAACCTGAAGCAAGAATCCAAAATGGGTTTTGTGAAATAATAATTGCTCCGCAGATCATGCCACACCAAAAACCACAACATTGATGACATGTAACAAGTTTGTTAAAAGTGTCACCAAGCAATTCAGTGCCCTTGTTTCTAAACAAAACAACAAGAGGCATGTCGCTTTCAACGACAATATTTGTCAATCCAATTGTGCTCAATAAAAAGAAAATTATATCAGCCATTATTTGCCTCTTCATTTAAAACAACATTCATCCCTGATGAATGACATGGTTTATCCCAATGTGTAACTTCTATGCGAGAGGATTCATTAGAGGTAGGAACAAACATTACGATGTAATTTTCTTCCTTTTCAATTCGTTGAATCATCTCTTTGTTGAACTCTTTCGCTGTTTTCATCGTTTGAATTCTTTCTTCCTGAGAATCCTCAGACAAAAAGTTAATGTAAAAAGTCAATATTCCACGCATTTGCTCAGCCATTATTTCTCCTATCAATTTTATCGCCAGAAGGATATATAGAGATATTCAGCATCCCTCCATGTACTGAAGTATTGAAACTCAATTTCACACAATGCTTCACATATCTTAGTTTCTGACAAGGGTATTTTGTAGTTTTCAACTGATCGATAGTTGAGTTTTTCTACTACCAATTGCTCGCCAAAATGCTTTTCTAATATCTGAACGTGTTCATCATTCAATTGATCCAAGAAGTCTAAAATGGCTTGTTTTGCCATTTGTCGAAGCATTGGCACTCTAAACCCCAATCTCCATTGCTCAAAATAACTGAACATGTAGGGAGGCAATAGTTTCTGAACTTCAGTATCTTGAAAAACAAGTTCTTCTGCGGTGGAGAAATTTAATCTTTTCATACTCTAATATTTCGCACCCTCGGTAGCGAAAAGCCTAATCAACTTAGAATAGTAACAAGGAGCCAATATGGCCGATGATGTTTACAGACAAACACGAAAGAAAGTAGATCCAGATCCACAAGCTGAATCCGAAACAGTTTCACAGCCAAGTATTGATCAATTGCCTGATGATCACCCTCTAAAGGCTGTTCAATCCGTTCATCAAGCTGCTGCCCAAGAAGTTGGACAAGAAGCCCCTGCTCCTATGCGGCCTATGGCGACCCCAGATGGTGGTTTACAAATTTCAGGCAATGTGCCCCCACAATTGCGTGCACAAATGCAAGGTGGTTCACAAGGACCACCAAAAATGAACAATCCCAGATCAACTTCAACACCACAGCCCACTCCTGATAGTCAATTAAGACTTCAGGGAAGCAGCGAATTAGAAAATTTGTTGGGAAGGCTGGCCGAAGAACATTCAAATTGGGAACCTTTGGAACTTCCTTCTAAAGGTCGATTTTACGAAAACATCCCTCCTGTTCTTCATATTCGACCTATGACAGGTGAAGAAGAGCAAATCCTTGCCACCCCAAGA